GGCGTCATGTTCGTCCGCTTGATGTTGCCGAGCGCTTTGGCTGCGGAGCGCACCAGCAGGGGATTGGCTTCCGCGTCGGTGAAGTAGGGTTGAAGCTCAAGGGCGAGGTTCGTCGTTATTGCCAGCTTGTAGCCCAGCGGCAGCGACATGTTCGTCGAGAGCGTGGGAAACTCTTGGAGCTGGAGGTAGCTGTCAAAGAACAGCGTGTACGCCTGCTGCGGCACCGGGAAGAGCTTGATGATCCCCAGCGGATATTGCGGGTCATAGAACATGGTGTCGGGGATGTCCGACGTGTTGGTCTTCAGCCCAATCAGGTTCCACTGATCCTGCGTGATGACCGCGATATCATAGTCGTTGTTGTTGGTGTCGCGGATCCGCGCTCGACCTGGTCCTTCGGGAATGCGGAGGGGGCGAACCGATACGCCCGTCCCCCCCGTTCCACACGTATACGCAGCGGTGCCTGGAACAAGAGTGAAGGACTGTTCCAGGTTGGCATACGTGACAAGGTTCTCATTCGACCATGAGTCCATCAGGTCGTTGAGGACGTTCAGACCAAGCTGCGCGTCGGAACTGTTGAGAGTTTCCGTCGCGGCATACACCCCAAGCTTCTGAAGTGCGTCTAGGATCAGCTGGCCTGCGTTTACGGTCATGACGGTTCTTTCTGCCTACCGCGCTTCGGAGCCAGCTCACGCTCTTCCTCGGCACTGTGAACGAGCTTGTCACCGACCCACTTGGGATACTCCTCCGGGATGTAGTCCGGTGCCGGAGGAATTGCCGCTGCTTGGGCGAAGGCTTCCGGCGAAGACGATCCGATGGTGTAATATCCCTGAGCGCGGTGTTGCTCCTCCTGGTCCACATTATACACCAAGACCGGCGGATATTTATCGGGCGTGCCTTGCCAGTTTGCCTTTTTGTCGGAAAGGTATTCCTCGACCTTTTCCGTCTTTCCCCGCTGGCTGTGCGGGTGATGCATGTGCTTCGGATACTCGTTGTGTTCCATCAATAGTCCTCGCCCGGTCTCTGAAGGTGGAAACACCGTCGATCAGTGTGCCGGTCCACGTCTTGGACCCACGGTGCTTAAAGGCAATGTCAGGATCAACCCACATCTCATAGCCAGCAGCGGTCAGGGCATTGGAGAACGCATAGTCCTCGCCCCACCACCATTCGTCCGCGCCAGGGCCTGAGTTGAACACGGCGTGGTACTTCACCCGGTCCCCATTGATCTCCACGTCACGGAACACCGGAGCCTTGTAATACAGATCCTCCAGCACATGGCGCTTGATACGCAGGAAGCCTGTAGGGACGTGCGTTGCCATAATGAGCCCGTCACGCTCAACCAACTTGCGGGTGTCTGCATGAGCCGCCAAGGACACCGGCCAGTCGGGCTTGTCCTGCTTCTTGGGGTAGACGCCGCAGATTACATCTTCCGGGCGGTTCAGAAACTCAATGACCTTGTGTGCCGGCCAGCCGAGGTCGTCATCAAGAAAGAAGAGATCCGTAGCCTCTGGCGTGTCCAGAAACTCCGCCACCATCTTGCTGCGGGCCTTTGCGATGAATGGGTCACCGCATCGCTGAGCCCAGCCCCTGGTGAACCCGGCCTTCTCGCAGGCTGCGTCTGTAGCCAGGGCTGAACGCAAAAAATCCACCGTGACTTTGTGATCTAACGAGGGAGTCGCGAAAATCACGTAGGTCACGGTGGATATCCAGTCGGGGAGGAACACACCCCGAGACAGTATTACGGCGCAGCCACCAAGCCAAGCGAAACCAGAGCCGCGTGGTCAGCGGTGGGTCCACCGTTCATGCTGGTGTAGGCGGTGGAGGAACCAGCCGCAGGCACCGCACCGGGGAACACGCCGATGGTGTAGGTTTCCGACGGAGGCACAATCGCCGCCGAAGTGTTGTTGACGTAGGTGATCGCCACCGTGTTGGCAGCCGACACGCGATAACCACCAATGCCGAGACCCGTGGTGAAGGTCGGCTTGTTGACGTAGATTTGCATGTTGGCGTTGATGCCAGGCACGGTGAAGGTCTGTTCCGCCGTGGTGTTCGCAGCCACCGAGGTCGGGGTCAGCGTGGCGGTCACGGTCTTCAGCACCGGAGCAACCTGGATCTCCGGCGAAGCATACACGAGGTAGCTTTCGGCGGCGGTCGGGGTGATCGTGGCAGCCGTCAGGTTCTGGAACGTGATGCCCAGCGTGTTGGCAGCCACGGCGCGAGCGCCAAGGATAGCCAGACCAGCCTGAGAAGCCGCCTTGTTGACGATGACCGGCGAACCAGCCGCCAGACCCGAGACCGTGAACTGCTGTTCAATGGCCGTGTTCGGTCCCACCGCGGTCGGGGTGAGCGTAGCCGTCAGCAGCATGGTGGCCGGGATGGCGGTGACAAGGTAGGTTTCACCAGCAGTCGGGGTGATGGCAGCCGCCGTGTCGTTGGCGAAGTTCACCGCCAGGGTGTTGGTGGCCGACACGCGAGCCGACGGGGACAGAGCCAGACCCGCCTGCGTGGTCGGCTTGGTCACCACGACCAGCTGGCCGGTGGCAAGACCCGTGACCGTCAGGGTCTGTTCAGCAGCCGTGTTGGCGGCAACAGACACCGGGGTCAGCGTCACAGCGTAGGTGGTCACCACACCCACATAGCCCTTCAGGGAGCCCTGCGAGGCCGGCTGCACGATGCCGGGGTTGGCACCGTAGAAACCGATCAGGTCGGTGGACGAGGCACCAAGGACAGTGCCCTGGCTGTTCTGGTCCGAAAGTTGCTTCGGACCCTTCGTGGCAGTGGAGGCGGCGGAGACGACGGGCATGGTTCTGGTTCCTTACGAGGGCTTTACGAGCAGCATCTGCGGGTTGGACCAGCGTGTTTCCATGCCGGTCTTGATGGATTGAGCAATGGCGTCCTTGAACGGACCAAGCACTTCCTTGGTTGCCATCGGGCCGACTGGGAGGACACGGCCATCCTCAGTCCGCTCGACGACAACCTGGTAGAGATCCACCTTGAAGGGTGACTTCCACCCTTTAGGCATCTTTTTCCGTTCAAACATCAATTAAACTCCACGCTTGATGTATGCCAGAACGGGGTCGGAACCGACGCGCTCAACCAGTTTTTCAAATTGGCCCACTGCGATGTTACAGCTGTGACAGAGAAGTCCGCGAGCAACGCCCGTTTTGTGGTCGTGATCGACGTTCCATTTTGTCCAGCGGGCAGATCGTCCTTTGTCTGTTGATTTGCAAAGGGCGCAACAGTCCCCTTGTTTAACCAACATGCGTTCGTAATCGGATTGCGTGATGCCGTATTTACGTAAGAGACGTGACCGCCGAACCGCATCGCTGCGTTCTTTTCGGAACTCCGGCGATGAGGCTCTGCGATCTCGCCAATACGCATTCCGGCATTCTTTGCAACAAGGCATAAACCCACCACGGTAGCGAGAACTCGCGACCATCTGGCTGGTGGGTTTTTCCTCAGAGCAAACATTGCAGACCCTTGTTTCAAGAACGAGCTTGGACATTCAATCTCCATCCGGTCATCAGCCGGTGAGACGAACCCCCAGCTCCGGATAGAACGTAGTGGTTCCGTATAGGATGTCAATACGCGCAGGAAACACATCATTATTGATGTCGTAAGCCCGGATGATCCGCATCGAGATGCCCTTGTAGGTTTCGCGAGCCTTGAAGTCGACGCCTTCCGGCAGCTCCAGCGGCACGGTGACGAGACCGAAGCAGTCCTTCACGAAGCCGACGTTCTGCGGATAGGTCACGTTGGCCGAACCGGAGATGACCGTCACACCGGCGAGGTTCGCAGGCGAGACAGACACGGTCTGGTAGGCGCCCGTGGTGCTGATGGCCGGGTAGATCGGCAGCGTGGCGTTGCCGCTCGCATCCGACGAGACCGGGCCGGTGACCAGGAAGTTTTGCAGAGCACCAGTGGACTTGCGGCTCTTCGGGTTGATCGCATACACGCCCGCAATGGTGATGACTTCACCGCCGAGGAAAAGGTTGGTACGCGAAGCCGTCCAGCCGTTGGTGACGAGGTTCGAACCCGACTGGCTGGCACCGTTGACCACGCCCGTACCGGCGTAGTTACCGTTGGTGAGGTTGGCGACGTTCTGGTCTTCGTAGATCTCGAAATTGGCGATGTTCGCCAAGTACCCCTTCAGGGCCGGTTCAGCGACCGATTTCACGTACACGCCGATCAGCGCATTCGCCAGCGCCCAGTAGGCGGCGGGGTTCAGCACGAGCACGCGACCGTCTTGCGGCACAGCGCCTTCGTCCATCCGCTGACCGACAGCGGCCAGAGCGGCAAAGCTGTTCGGAGCCGTACCAGCACCCTGCGGGCCGACCCAGTTCTGAAGGGAGGTGGTGTTCTGGAGAACGTCGTAGTCCAGCTGGTTGGCAAGTTCGGCAGCCGCCGGCTTGATGTACCGCTCGGAGAACTCTTCCACCGTGAGCGTCAGATCCTGAGACGAGAACTGGAAGTCCACGTGCTTCTGGTTGGAGATGGTGATGCTGGTGGACGGTTCGCTGATGTCTTGGATGGACAGGCCCGGACCCGAGGACACAAGGAAGCGGTTGGGCTTGCGGATCGTGACCGAGGAACCGATCTTGACGAACTGGTTCTCGAACTGGCGGTTCACCTTGCCGGCGGCCACCAGGTTGTTTTCGAGGATAACCAGCGTCTCCTTGGTGATGACGCTAGGATTAAGAAGAGCGTTGTTAGACATCCGAGGCTTCCTTATGACGCCCCGGATGTCCGAGGCTTAACGGCGACGAGAGGCAGCGATTTCGGAGGCACGCCTTGCAGCGTATTCCTCCATGGTTTCCTGGTCGGGAGATTTGGGACCGGCGTTGGAACGCGAACCAACAGGCTTGATTGGATCAGGCTTGCGGCTCGGCGTCGGTGCTTCAGACTGAGCACTCAACCGGGCTTCGATCTTCCCAATTTCACGAACAGCCTGGATCGGGTCCAGTTTGGCGATCCTTGCCGCAGTCTCGGGGTTCTGCCCGAGATAGTACGCGACAGCGGGACCGTCTTCGGACTCAAGCATGGCCTGCGCCATCGGCAGACTAATCTGGAGATCGTCGCGTTCGGCAACCGCCTCGAAGTCGGGGTGGTCAGCCATGAACGTTGCGCGGCGATCAGACCATTGAGCCTGTGTGCGCTCCATCTGAGCCTTCTGGCTTTCCTGAGAAACCCGTTGCCGCTCCTCTGCCCTCGCAAGCTGTTCAGCTCGGCGTGAGGACCAGTTGATCAGAGCCTCGTCATACGAATCAGGATCGTCGAACTGATGCCGCGCAGGGCGGGGATCGTCCGTCTCGACCTTCTTCGCCTCGGCCTTGGTGCTGATAGCTTCCAAAGCACGAGAGAGGTCCTGCTGGAGTTGCGTGGCCTTCTCTTCAGCCGCCCGCCTCTTGTTGCGCTCAATAGTAATCTCACGCTTCAACCAAGCCGGTGTGCCATCGGATTTGTCGTCCTTTGGACTTTCGCCTGCGGATTTCTCAGCAGTATCTGCCTTATCCTCTTTTTCCGGCTTGTCGTCAACTTGACCAGTCGGGTTAGCCTTGAACTGGGGGAAGTCCGAGGTCGCTGACGTCGGAGGCCCCGCCTTGGGGGTTGCTTCCATCGTCGTTGCGAGTTGATCCGGCATTCATCATTCCTTCTGTTTGCCCGCCTGATTGCGGTTTCGGCAACGCAGACATGAGCTGCGCCACACCTTGTGCCAGGTCCTCGATCTTGGATCCGACCTGTTTGTTCATGCTGTCTTCGGCCTTCTGGATGATGGCCATCAACTTAACCTCAAAGTCCGCATTGATCTTGGCCATCATGATGTCGCGGTCCTTCTGCTTGTCGTTAAGCTGGAACGCGGCTTGCTGGAGCTGGGCTTGTGCCGCCTTAAGCTCCTGTTGCATGTTGTTGATGATGGCTTGCACCTGCGGGGGAATGTCCTTCATGTCCTGGCCCATCAGGTTCGCAGGGACAGCCTTGGCCAGACGGGTTGCCATCTCTTCAGCACCCGGCCAGTCTTGGTTCTTGGCAATGAGATCCGCGACGAGCTGGGCGGTCTGCGGCATGGCACGGACGAAGTCCATCATGCTCTCGCTCGCCTCAATGCGCTTGGAGGCGTAGGACGGGCCGATGTCCACCGTCACACCGAACTTGCCGATGGTCGGGTTGAACACCTTCATCTTCTTGCCGTTCGGGCCGGGTTGTTCCTGGTAAGGAAGATTGGCGGAGGGGTCGATGACCACCTTCTCTTCCTTGTCGTCCTCGCGCAGGATGGTGATCTGGCGCTTGGTGTCGTAGATCTTCGGGATCAGGTCGATGAGCTGCCGGCCACAGTGCTTTAGCGAACGTGCCAGGTTGTCCATGTAGTGGAACGAGCCAAGGTCGCCAGAACGGCGAAGCTCTCTAATGGCGCGGCCAGACTCATCCATCATCCTTTCATTCGGAGAGGCGTCAAACCTGATTCCGGTCGTTGCCATCATGTCCTGAGCCGCCCCTTGTGCAGCTTGGACAACACCCGCAGGAACGCCCGCAAATTGCTGACGTTGCGGCGGTGGGGCGAGGGTTCCACCCAGCGACACACCGCGGTACGGAAGGTAGGGGTAGTTCCTCACATTGGCCGAGCGCCACTGTTCCTCGTAGCCTTCGATCTGGCCTTCCTCGACAATCCACGGAGCCTTCGGAGCCAGAGCAATCAGCTCGGTCTCGCTTGTCTTCCAGTAATTGTACATCCGCTGGGGGTCTTTGGCGTTTCGAATGACGCCGCTGTAGAATACCTTGCCCTCGATATCGATCTCTTCGCCGATGACGGGGATGATGGGTATCCACAGGCCGAGCCATTCAGACTCCTCTAGCACTTCGGTGGCGGTAATCTTGTACCATTTGATCTTGCGCTTCTCGGACTTGCGTTCGTCCACGATCTCCAGCGCACCGGACTTGATCATGTCCTTGGTCCGTTGGGCGAGATCATCCTTCCAGCCTACGTAGCCGTTGGAGAGCTTGACTAGGTCCTCCATGTCGATCTTGGTTTCAAAATACTCCGCAATCCGAATGCCGTCCTTTGAGGACCATTCCTTGTACTTGTCGCCGATCCCGCCTTGGTCGTAGGCTTCAGTGTCCGCATCGGGATACTGAGCCTTGAACTCATCCATTGGGATCATCTCAGTCACGAACGCATACTTGCAGTCCGCGCCATCAGGCTCCTGGTGGTCGGGGTCAAGGTACACGGTGAACGGGTTGCGGATCCGCTCAATCTTGATCACCTGGTCAAAACTGTCCGGTGCTTCCCAGTCGGTGCGTATGCGGAAATAGCCAAACCCATTGGACACAGCCGACTCGAATGCGGTGTCATAGGCAATGTCTGCCGTGCTCTCGCGTTCAATGGCGCGGATCAGGCCACGATAGACCTTCGCTGCGTCGGGGTCGGAGCGATCACCCACCGGGGACACGTTGATGGCTGGGCGGTTCTGGCGCTGGTCGTTGGTGATCTGATGCACGAACGTCTGCATCTTGTTGATGGTCAGACACGGGCGCTTGTCGGTGTTACGCTGTGCAGCCACGTCAGCCGGCCACTGTTCGCCCCGTTTGAACTTCAGATCTTCAAGCGCAGCCTTGCGGTTGTCGGACTCGGAGTCGATGCAACGGGTCATGCGCTTGCGGGCGCGTTCCAGCACCTCGTCGTGCGTCTCTTCCTCCTTGCGCTTCTCAGTCCCCAGAGGCTTCCAGTCGTCGCCCCATTCGTCGTCGTCGTATGCCTTCTTGTCGCCCTTGCCCATCATGGGGCCGCGCTTGTTCATACCCGCTTGGACGGACGGCATCTTGATCTTGCCGTCGTTGGGAGCTTTGCGGGGATTGTTCAATTCGGCCACGGGACTACCTCACCAGGGTCGAGGCCCAAGCGCATCGCCTCTTCAATCAATTCTAGCGCTTCCGCCCGCTTTTGGCGATAGGCCCTGCCCTCAGGGAATGGGATCACCATGAAGTACTCTTGGCCGGCGTGATCGAACATGGACAGCCTGACCGCATGACAGCCAAGCACAACGGACCAGAAGCGAAATTCCTTATGCACCAAGCCACCCTTGCGAGCCGGTCAAGGTTGTAACCCGCAAGGCCGGCGGGGTCTTTGGCCTGGCAATCTTGTGAGCCACGCCCAGCGTCCTCAACGCATCAGCGCCGTGAGAAGACCAATCATGGACAGGGCTAGATTTATACTCGCCAAGTCGAGAATTATAATCCCGGCGATAATGGCTAAGCGCATCCAGTCCAGCCTTGCACCGCGTCTCGTCAAACCAGAGCTTGGGGAAGAGCATTCGGGTTGCGTGGATCCCGTCCTCAAGCCCCAGCGACGGCGCGGTTTCAAACTTGATGCCGAGGTCTCGAGCCGCTTCGATCCGAGAACGGCCAGTGCCAAGCTCTCGCACAGCAATGTCCGCCGGCGCCGTGTGTCGTCCATACAGATACCCTCTCTTGTCCAGGACTGCTGCATAGTGCGGGAAGCCCTCGCCCGTGCATTCGTAGTAATCCACCACCCGGATCTCGCGGCCTACATCCTGCGTGAACCAAATGCACATGGCATCGCGCATGCCGAGGTCCCACCAGGTATCTACCCGCACCGTCGGCTCGACAGGGACGCGTGTGATCCGGCCTTCATTGCGAGCCGCCTGGAGCTGGTCGGTGTAGATCGCACCACCAACAATAGGCTCATCCCACCTACCATCCAGCAGGGCGCGGCGGGTCTGGTCGGGAAGCATCATCAGGCGTTCGCGATAGCCTGAGTTCGTCAAGTGGGGATTGTCATGCAGGCGTGAGGGGATAAACCGTCGGCTCCATGTTCTGTCCCCGTATGTCGTGCGGGTGTAGGTCGCATCACCCTCCGGCCCGATGCCGAACCTATCGGAGATCCACTTCGCTCCTGGCCCATCGGGGTTGCACGTAGCTCTGACGTACACCGGCACGTCAAGCCGATCAGGAGCACGTAGGCGGGAGATCATGTACTCGTAGGCATGAGGCGAGGACCATTGCGCCAGCTCTTCCCAGCCAATCCACTGGAACTGCCGGGACTGGTAGCGCTGCACGTCGCTGTCTCGGTCAAGGTAGCCAAACTCAATGCGAGCGCCCGACGGGAAGCGCCATTCGCTGCCCTGCGAGTTGAACTGCGCAGTCGGGCAGATCACCGGATAGATCGCCCTGGTGCGGTCCACGACTTCCTTTAGCTCTGGGTAGGTCCGGCGAAGGATCAGGGCGCGATACTCAGGCTTGGTGTAGGCATCCCAGCCAAGCGCATCCATGATGAGCGCATCGGTCTTGCCGCCCCCAGCTGCGCCGCCATACAGGACCTCATCCTCTGGCGCTGCGAGGAACTCATGCTGCCGTGGTGTCGGTGTCCAGACGGTCGGGATCATGGCCGGCGCGGGATTCCATCAGGTGGCAGCATACCCATTAGCATCATTTCAACGGCAACGGAAACCGGGCCGCTGATGCGGGTGGTGCCTCGCTCATAGTCGCGGATACTCTCGCCAGGATCTCGCCCACCCAGACGCAAGGCGCGACCCATCTCCGCCATGGAGACAGGCCGGCCAAGGTTCCAAAGGTCGCCTAAACGGCCCCTGGCGGAGTTAAGTTCGTCACCGTTCATTAGCTTTGGCCCGAAACATTTCTAAAATAAAATCAGCGTCGGTCCGCTGTTTTTCTAAAGACCGCACAAGCTCTGTGCCCAAAAATTTTACCGCTTCAATCAATTCTTCTCGCGTCATTTCGTCAAGCCGCTGGTTTTGATAGAAATAAATCATTGGAATTGTAGGCATCATTGTCCATTTTCCATTTGACAAGACAACGCCGCTTTGGCGTCTTCAAGATTGCAGCGAATCCACCGGGCGTTAATAGCGTGCCAATATTGGGCAAATTCACGACCGCGCTTGTCGGTTTTGATTTGAATCAGGCTGATATTAAGAATGTTAATCATTTGCTCTGTCCTATCTGGTGGGGCGCTGCCCCGTTGATGTGACCTTTATACGGGTCGTATCCGTATCAGTCAACACCTATCCGCACTGGTGGCGGGCAAAATACGGATTTAACCCTACTTACCCTTGCGGGCTTGGCTCAGTGCAATAGCAATGGCCTGCTTTAACGGCTTGCCAGCCTTGCGCTCGCTCTTGATGTTCGAGCTGATAGCCTTGCGGGACTTGCCCTTTTTGAGCGGCATTAGATCAGGTTCTGCACAGTGGCTTCTGGTTGCCACATCTCCGCCAGGAGCATCATCGCCTCGTCCTGGTTCTCGCCTCGCGCCATGCGGACTGCCAGTGCGGCATTGAGAACCGACAGGTCAGGATCATACAGCCCTTCGGTGTTGAACTCATCAAACATCTCGGGGCGAATCCTTTCGAGGAAGTTCCACCACACCCATCGGCATCAGCGTCGGATCCTGACCCACTGCGACAGACTGCTGAGCCTTGCCGTACCCTCTGTCTAGTAGCTCTTTAATAGCGGCGACCCTGGTGCCTTCGTTCTCTGCTTCGGTAGCCAACCGGGCAAGTTCCCGGAAGGCTTCCTCTGCGTGCTTGGCGGCTAAAGCCTTAATGTCAACGGTTGCCTTGTTAAGCGAACCCTTAGGCCGTCCCATGCCTGCGCGTGTCAGGTTTGCCGGGTTGCCTTTGCCACTAACGCCCATCTAAACACCGTCTAAATTAGAATTACTTCGACTTCATCTTCATGCCGCCGTGCGGCTTCGTCGGGTGCTTCGGACCCATGGAACCGGAGACGCCCAGAGCGCCAGGAACGTGGCGGCTGTCCAGCATGCGGGGGTGGTGCGGGCTCGTAGTTTGGATCTGGTGCATGGACTTGGTCGGACGGGAGCCGCTGCCGACGTGGTTTTTGTGGGGCGAGGACATCTGGGTCTTGATGGAGAGACCCTTGCCGTGCTTCGCGCTATGGCGGTTCGTCGAGCCGGGCGCGTCGTGAAGAATGGCCATCTTGTAAACTCCTGCCCCGTCGGGCGCTAATCTTTGGTTGATAATAAACCGTTAAGGACGTTTCCGCAATTAGCTCATAGCTTCCTGAGCGATCAGCGAAGCGCCCACCGTGCCGGCAAAACCAGACGGCGTGGTGATGGCCACGGTCAGGATGTCCGGTTGGTTGCCCTGCACGTTGTTGTAAAGCGGGAAGAACTGGCTCAGGTCGTAAGTCTGGAGACCACCAGACGGCAGCGGCGCGTTGTACACCACCTCTCCCCCAGTCAGTGCCGTGGCGCTAACATCCCGCTCACCGAAGCTGTTCAGAGATCCGAGGCTGTACATCGTCGCAAAGCTGGCACCCGTCAGCGTCACCGGCGAGGAGTAGGTTGAGCTGATCAGTTCCAGCGTACAGTTAGCCGACGAATAGATTTGCAAGGTCTGCGGGAGGATCTGGCCACGGTCGATCATGCCCAGGATGTAATTTCCTGAGGTGGCCGGCAGAACGGGAAGCGGGCCGCCCTGCACGTTGTCCACCACGGTGAGCGTGTTCTGCGTGTTGGCGATAATGCGGCCAACAGTGCCGAAACCGGTTTGATAGGTGATGGTCCCAGTAACCGTGCCCGACGCCGTCGTGTTGAACGTGAACGTGTTTGCGGTGACGCCAGTGATCTGCACTTGGCCGTTAATGGTGCCGGTTGCAGTTGCCCCTGCGATGATGACCCATCGGCCCACCGTGAGATAGTTGGGGCTGGCCGCCGTGGTGGCAGTGGCAACGCCGCTCGTGATCGTGATGCCGGTGATGGATGCCGTAGCGCCTCGACAGTAGATGTATTTTCCAACCCAAACGTTCGGGGTCAACGGTGTGCTGTTAAGCACAATGGTCGAAGCGGTCGCGGTCGAGCTGGCCGCCGTGATTGCCGCGCCGTTGGCCGGGAGCGTACCGTTAGCGCCGGAGTAGTTGCTGTCCACACCATATTCCATCGTGCCCATGGGACGATAGCGCAGCGACAGCAGCGGGTAACGAGTTGCAGCAGATCCAGGCGAGCGGGTCGGCGTACCAGCGGCCATGCCGTAGCCATACGTAAACCCGCGCTGTTGGTCCCGCTGTCCTTCCACGACCACCGACACACCCCAGTGGTTCATGGTTTGCGCAGCGGCAACGGTGCCGGTGTTGCGAAGCTCGTAACGAACCGGAAGGTTGCCGGTCCGCGCCCACGGGATGTTTTGACCGCCGTTGCCTTGGCCGATCTGGTGGAGAGTGTAGGGTTCACCGTTGAGGATCACACCCCAGCGCATGAGGCCGGCGCCGTACCAAGCGAACTCCATCCACATCATCTGGATCTGTTGCCAGTTCAGCGACTGAGCCACACCGTAGGGGTCTTGCCATTGGTTGAGCGGGATTATTGTGTCGTAAGGAACGCCCCTGATGTCCGAGCGGTACATCACGCACATGCCAGTCGGGTTGGTGGCGGTGGGCGTTTGAATCTGAAACGCCATGCCGTTGGC